TTTAAAAAAGACAATGGGCGGTATGATGTTAAGGAATTTGAGTTTTAGTAGTACAATCTATGGACAGGCTAGGCTGTTGGGTTGCTCCAATAGTCCGAAAAGGAACTTAGTCACTTCTCTGCCAAGTCCACCTAATCGACTACCTTTGACAGAGGAATAGTATGCAAAAAGCAGATATATGGATGCCCCTTTACATTGGGGACTATCTAGCAGATACAGCCAGACTTACAACTGAACAGCATGGCGCTTATTTACTTCTTTTGATGGATTATTGGCGATCTGGTCGATTGCCAGACAATGATCAGGTTTTAGCCCAAATTTCTAAATTATCTCCTGATGCTTGGAGTAATGCTAAAGCAATGCTAATGCAATTCTTTAGTATCAAGGATGGATTTTGGGTTCATAGCAGAGTTGAAAAAGAATTAAACCTTGCAATGGAAAATAAAGCCAAAATGCATGATAGGGCATCAAAAGCCGCACAAGCAAGATGGAAAAATGCTAATAGCAATGCTCAAGCAATGCCTATGCAATGCCCATCACCTTCACCATCACCTTCACCAATATTAAAAACTAATAAAAGAAAAGAAAAGAAAAAGTATTCTTTAAAAACAAGAATTCCAGAGGATTTTCATATTTCTGAAAATGTCAGGTTATGGGCTAGTAAAAACAATTATCAGCAATTAGATCGCCATTTTGAAAATTTTGTTAATTCTGCCAAAGCCAAAGAATATGAGTATGCAGATTGGGATGCCGCTTTTAGAAATGCAATTTCACAGGATTGGGCGAAAATTAACACAGCAAAACCACAAACTGCTTCTGAAAGGAATCAATCTGTTCTTTCTGGTTTAACAAGAGGATTAGTAGGGGGTGGCAACAATGTCTTACTTGGCAAGTGATTTCACCACAGCAGATAATGGGCTAGATTATGTCTTTGGCAAAATGGGTGCAATTTATGGGGCATCTTTTACAAGGCATTGGGATGGAGTTGATTTGGGGTTAGTCAGGCAGACATGGAAGGAAATGCTGGGCATCTATGCGACTTATAAACCCACCCTAGACTTTGCCCTTAACTCGATGGATAAATCGTTTATACCTTCTGCAATCGCTTTTAAAGACCTATGTAGTCAAGCAGGAAGAATTCCAGTTAAACCAGAAGCAACTATTACCCATCAAAAAACCCAAGCAGAAATAGATAAGGATGCAAAAGCTAAAGAAGAAGCATTGACAAAATTGCGGCAATTTACTCAAAAGGTAATCTTATGACAACCCCATCATTTACAGTTACAAGCATGATTGAAAATCCAGATGGTTCTGCTGATTTAGTAATTGAAGCATCTGAAGATTTCAAATTATTAATGTTTCAATATGGATTTATTGCAATCTTAGAAAAAGTAATAGAACAAGCTAAAAATGAACATACCTAAATTTTCTGATCGCATGAAAGTAACCAATGATGGCGAAACCATATTTGAGCAATATTGCAAAGAAAAAGGGTATAGGGTTGATCGAATTGGGTTTGATGAACATTCCAGCGAAATACCTAATTTTTGGCTATTAAACCATTTGATTCGCAATTTGCCGGATTATGTAGTCCAAACTAATCATGGTCCATACATAGTTCAAGTAAAAGGCACAGATAACTTTAAAAAGAAAGAATTAGACCTATTGCCGCTATTTTTAGATTGGTATCACTCACCCAAAGCGCCATTGGTATATGCTTTTTGCTTTAAAGGATCAGAGCCAATATTAAAGTATCCAGATCAAATCATAAGACTGTATGAAAAATCAGTAGATCAAAAATGGGATGATGGAGTAATCTATAGATGCTTAAAAATAAAACCAGTTCAGAATCATGGCGAATTGAATGTGAAGCCAGAGAACTTTTAAAATGGAGTTTGAAGGATCGAAGGGCGCAATTAGCATTAATTTGGGAAAAGCGTGGCGGCGAAGCGGCAATTAAACTACAGGATGAAATAACAAGATTATGGAAAATACAGAAGAATCAGCAAACAGAGCAAGAAGATTTATTTATGATAAATCAGTAGATTTTGCCCAGTCGAAGGCTAACCGGGTATATATCGAGAACTTTCTTAGATCAAAGAAATCCATGCTTATGTCTGAATCAGAAGCTACAACTATGGCTGGTAAAGAAGTTGATGCCTATAAGCATCCAGACTATATAGCATTGCTATATGGCTTAAAAGATGCTGTATTGCTAGAAGAAAAGTTAAAATGGCAATTGTTATCAGCACAGTTAGCTATTGAAATCTACAGAACAGAAAGCGCAAACAATCGTGCAATCGATAAGAGTATGTAAATGGGCGATATGCCTTATTATTTTGGTATTGCTGTATTTGGAATCTTTTTCTTTTCTATATGGATTAATTTTAAATGAGTTCATGGCTGATAATTGTTACTGGTGGCATTTACTTTTACATTTCTGTTGAACAAGCATTGAAAGGTAATATTCCCATGGCTATAACCTATTTAAGCTACAGTACCGCCAATATTGGCTTATATTGCATGGCAACAAAATAATGTATAGAAATGCAAAATTACTTAAAGAAGCCGCAAAACTCCCATGCCAGCATTGCGGACTGGATGATGGCACTACAGTCGCCGCCCATTCAAATCAGCTTAGAGATGGCAAAGGTAGAGGACTTAAAGCCAATGATTATCGGATTGCGACCTTGTGTTTTAAGTGCCATGCGGAACTTGACCAAGGCAATACATGGTCAAAAACCGAAAGGGTACAGATGTTTGAGGATGCACACAGAAGTACCATTGGTGAACTTTTTGAAAGGGGCATTATAAATGTCAAATAAACCAGTAGCGTGGATGCAACATCATTATGAAACAGGAAAAGTTACTAAGTTTTCTCCAGTAAAGGTTTGGGAAGATGACATTCCACTCTACACCCATCCAGCAAAGACACTAACAGATGAGGAAATAACTTATTTGGCTAAACGATTTGAAGGGGTATGGAGTGGAGAAGTTGATTACAAAGGGTTTGCTAGAGCAATACTAAAAAAGGCACAAGAGAATGTCAAATAGACCTATTAAGACTTATGCCGGGGGCAAAGCAAACTATGTTGTAGGCGGCGATGAAATCAATGAAGTTATTGAACACCTAAATGACTTATTTGTCGGTAAAGCCATGACAAATGAAGAAATGCGGTTATTACAGCATATTGTGGATCATATTTGCAGTATGTCCAATGAGAATCAATTACTCAGAATCTATAACCAAGAACAAATAAAGCCATTTTCAAGCAACCATTAAATGTGCATGAAATTTTAATAAATTTATACATATAGGTATCAATGTATATAGAAAATATATACCTTTAAGTTACAAAATGTCGGTATTTGTATAAAATGAGTTACATTTTGTTACTAGACAGGATTGTTTTTGTCTAGTAAAAGCTACAATTCCAGCGGATCAAACCCCAATTCCTTCCCAATTTGGTGCGCCCTGCGCCTAAATGTAGCATCATGCTTTAACCATGCATCAGAAACAGTCCCAGACCTAGAACAATGAATCATCTCATGCGCTATAGTTTTTATGACAGTTTCTAAAAACCCACACCTAGATGCAGAAATGGTAATCGTATGCTCATGCTTCTCCCCTTCATCGTACATATAAGTACCCATTGTTTCAGGGTCATAATCAACTATGAATTTAACTTCTTCTGGCAATGGAAGTTTCCATTTTGAGAATGGTTCGCAACAATACAAAGTAGCATATATGTTACTAAGGATAGTTGGAGTTAATTTCATTTCCAGCTAATCCATTCTTTAGACTTAGGCTGGCGCTTGCGATCTAGATATACAGGCATGGAAAATGTTAAACCATGTTCCGGGTGGGTAAGCCACAATGCTTGCCTTGGTGGTTCAAAACCAAAGTTATTAGAATAAGCATATTCATCATAACCTTTTAATGAGCCATTAACTATTAACCTTTCAAGCTGGATAAGCTGATGCCAATGCCCTAATAGCATAGTGTCATATTCCATTTCAATCTGGGCATTTCTAGACCGCTTGCGATGATCGCCCCGGATGATTGGACCAAGCGCACCGATAACCCCATCGCCACCCCTAAACTGATCGCCATGCGTTAATAGGTATTTATGTCCATAAATACTGTAATAGGCATCTGATCCATCTGGGATTAGGAATGTAATGCGGCTATCTTTTTCAAAATGCTTATCTAAGAATTGATATAACAACCAATCAAAAGATGTAAAGTTTCTGCCTTTGTTGCGAATCTTATGGGTATTGCGACCATGATTGCCAGAAACACAAGGAATAAAGACATTGCCAAATTCATCAGCCAAAGTTTCAATACACCAAATCAGCACACCAAATAGATCAATTACAGTAGGCATGATTTCCATTGCATTGGTAGCCATTAGTTCTTCATGTATATCCCCGGATACCATATCGCCGCCTAAGATAAATACAATGCCGGGATAATCTGTATGGGCTACATGATTCTTTAGCAAATCAATGGTTTTTTCTACCATTACTTTTGCTCGATCTTGCGCTATGGCTACATTAAAAGTATTAACTCCATTAATTTGGTTAGGATCAACAACTTCACCCCAATGCCAATCACTTGCAAACAAACTAGGGACACCAGCAATATTTTTGCCTTTTTGCGGTTTTACAATCCAATTCGGAACTTTTGGCTTTTCAGCCACCATTCCAAGAATGAAGCGCTTGATATATTTTGCATCTAGTTCTTCCCTTTTTTGGGCATCAATTGATGATTCAAGCTGGCGAATCTTATCTTTTGCTTCTAACAACTTTTGATATAAATCAGGTTCTTCTGGTTTAATCATTTTGACTGTAGGTTCTAATCCTCTAGCAATCCCATTTCTGTACCTAGATGTAAATGTGCTAGGATTAAGGTTCAAGGATTTTGCGGCTAATAACTTTGACCCGGTAAGTTCAAATGCATTAACCGCTTCTTGACATAAAGCATTACTGATTGGTTCATTTGCCATAACTGTTCCGATTGGATTAAGTTCTTGAAATAATACATCTTTTTTGTGAATGTATGCAAACATATAACAAATATATCCAAAAACCAACAGTCCACAGCTTTCGAGTTTGTTCAATTTGTAAGTTTAAGCATAAGACCAGCGATGGTTATTTCATGCTTTATAACAAGGGATTGAATGAGAGATTTATCTGCAAAACTTGTAAAAGATAGTAAAATAGCAAAATGCCATACAAAAAAACAGATCAAGGTTGGTTTTGGGGTTCTAAAGGACCATTCGCAACTAAGCAAAAAGCCATTGATGTGGCTAGAGCCGCTTATGCATCAGGATTCCATGAAGAAAAAAGACAAAAAGATTTATGCATTGCTCTTGATTATCACAACACTTATTCAGCCGATCCTAAGTTCTGGGACACCTTCATTTATATGTGCTGGATGCGAAAATTCGAGGTTTATTGCATAACCCACCATACAGGCGAAAAGCAAAATGAAAAACTTATGGACAGTATTGGAAAAATATTGGATAGCGACCATATCATTTTCACTATGGGCAAAGCAAAAATGGATTATGTTAAAAGCCTTGGTATTGAAATAGACATCTGGATTGACAACAACCCAATTCATATCATTCAAGACCCGGACACAATCCAATAATGTGGAATATCCGAGTAGTTAAGTATTTAGAAGAAGGTGAGCCAGTTCTTGCGCTTTCCGAGGTTTATTACAACACTCATGGTAAACCTTGTGGATTCTGTTCTGCATCAGCAGTAAGTGAATCAATAGATGATTTGCATCAATATGTGGATTGGATGAAAGAAGCATTAGCCTATCCAGTAATAGAATTTGAAACCCAATTTGGTGAATGGGATAAATAGTGTTGTATAAATGATACAGTTATCAGCTGTGAATTACCAAAGAAGTTATGCCTAGTTTACCAACCTATACAAAGTGCGCCAGCCTAGGTTGCAAGAATACAAAGAGCAAACTCAACTCATTTTGCACAGAGCATGGCGGAAAAGAGTGGATCGATACAGAAGATCGCAAACAATTCAACTCAATGTATCAGTCAGCATTTTGGCGGCAGAAGCGACAAACACAACTATCGATTCAACCACTATGCCAAGCCTGTTTGTCCGAAGGTCGCATAGGTAGTGCCATTCATATAGACCATGTGTTCGCATGGAAAGTGTTAGGCAAACAAGCCTTCACTCATAACCTATTTCAATCCCTATGCCCAGAACACCATAGCCATAAGACAGCACTCGAACAGCAGGGCATATACAGGCACTACAGCAATCCAATCAAAGACTATACCCTAGGGGACTATGCATATATTTTAGGGGCGGCACAAGCCAATGAAGCGCCATACCAAGCCTTCTAGAAAGCTATCGGCTAAGAACTTAAAATTGCTTGGATAGTGT